TGCTAGGCGACTGCTTAGAGCGAATGAAAGAGATACCTGACGGCTCAATCGATATGATACTGACAGACCCACCATACGGCCAAACATCTTGCAAGTGGGACTCAGCTATTCCCTTTGAACCGATGTGGGAACAAATCTGGCGTATAACTAAACCAAAATGGAGTATGAAGTAAATCAAATTAACCATTGACCTGTTAGCACAAATCTATGTAATGTCATAAAGCAGCCGAGAAATAAAATGAATCACGATGAAATAATAGAAGTAGTGCAAGCACATAAGGATGGGAAGGTTATCCAGTTTGAATGGTTAACCGGCCCTATAGGGTGGATTTCTATAGATGATGATGAGCCAATTTGGGACTTCTCAACTTACCACTTCAGAGTCAAGCCAGAGCCTAAGCAGTGCTGGGTATACTTTAAACCTGACGGAAAGCCTGATCATGCAGTTGAAGTTAGCGGAAGAGATAAATCTTTAATGAGTGAGAATTACAGACTAATGACTGAGGCACTATGAAAAAAGCAAAGAACACTGGTAATCAGCACAATAAGCTTCCGCTTGATAAGGTAATTGGGGATTATTGGCGAATACGATGTACAGCAGCAGATAAATTAAAGTGGAAAGAAAAAGCTAGGTCGGCTGGATTAAGCGACTCAGACTGGACGCGATTAAAATTAAACAAGGACTAGATAATGAATAACGATAAACTAATAACCACTACACTAACTCCAACATGGTCAAATTCGACATTAATACGCTAATCAGGGGTAAGTAATGGATAAAACTATTTTAACAGAGCTTGAAGAAGCAATAAGAACTAAAAACGCATCTTGGATACGTGAGTTAGCAGTAATGATACAAAGAATTGCGGATGATTTGGAAAGGCAAGGAGCAAAGTAATGAGATACGGTAATATAGAGTTCAGGTGGAGTAAGCGAAACCAAAGCCATGAACTTGTAAAATGGCAAGAAATTGGCACATGTTACGTAATAGCTTTTTTTGATAAAGGGAAAGAACATTACAATATGCGTACAATTGGCGAAAGGTTTTTTGAGGATGACAATGCTTGGCTGGTTGGTAAACATGCGCTTAGTTTTTTAAATCATTGTTTTGAAGATGAGATAAGTAATGAGTAAAACCCCATTCTTGCTAGAAGGCCCTGACGGGACGCTTACAGACCAATCGTGCGCCCACCTATGCCATTACTATGCCGCAGGAAATAAAGACCCAGAACAGTGGCTAGACGACGCCCTAGCCTATGAAGACACCATTAAGCTAGGTTGGAAAATGGGTGCGCCTAAGTCAACAATCACAACCGCACTAATCACGGACCGCGACCTATGGAAAAGCGCTATCTTTAAATGGGAAGACCGAATGAACTACTTTGAAAAGCAGTGACCCACCCACCAACTGCAAGGGGGTGAGGTAGAGGAGCCTCGGGTAAGACAGATCAGCAAGTGGGTCCGAGACAGTATAGCGGGTCTACGGACCACTGAACAGGAGAAACGTCATACACGTTGCCACCCCGTGGCTTTTATTATAAAATAAAAAGAACATTATAATATTAATACGGGGAACAGTAATGCAAGACGTTATACTCAGAATTACCCTCCTACAAATGAAGCTCCGAGCCGAAGTGACACGAGAAGTGCAACACGGCGCAACCCTGAAAGAAACATACGAGGCCATGGCAGAAACTATTACGGTAAAATTGAAAACACCCGTGTCTTCCGCTTGGGTGTCAGGCTTCAACCGTAACAATCCGCGGACCTTGGTCCACGCGTCAGTGGCTAGGGTAACAGCCGTCGAACGGTTGCTCACGGAAAACTGGCGGATTTGGGACACAGAGGCATCGTAGTGGTACAAATTAAACGCCGTATGTGTATATAGGATCTCAAATGAAAGTTGAAAGAAAAAAGCAATTGTAGGCGTAACCGGTGTAACGGTGTAACTTTGGCTAATTAGCCCAGTGTATATAAGGGTTTCAGAGGTGACACAAGTGAAAAACAAATTTGTAACGTAACCAGTGTTTATGTAACCTTAAATGGCAAAAGTGCCTTATGGGGGTCTGGAAGTTTTTTTTTTAAAAAAATATTCTGGAGTTCTATATACAGATAAGCGGTTTAGTATTAAACTATCTTTTTATAACTGGATAACAAGAATGGCTACCAAGATCACCTCAAAAACCATCCCCGCTGTTGTCAAGAAGCAGCGTGGACGGCCCCGCGCTACAGCCGCGCAGCAACTAACTCGTAAACAAGAACTATTCGTAAAAGAGCTCGTTTCAAAAGACGGTCAGATAACTATGCGAGAAGCAGCCGTCAATGCCGGTTACCCTGTCAGCTCCGCCCATACACGAGCTTACGAACTCACCAATCAACATATAAGTCCACACGTTGTTAATGCGATCAGGGCTTATCGCCAAGAGCTGGACGAAAAGTTTGGCGTAACATACCAGCGACACTTGCGTGATTTACAAACCATCCGAGACTTGGCCCTAAATAATGGGGCTTATTCCGCAGCCGTTCAAGCTGAGTACCGACGTGGTCAAGCGCAGGGCGATATCTACGTTAGTAAAAGCGAAATCAGAACGGGTAGTATTGATTCTATGAGCAAAGATGAGGTCATGCTGGCCTTACAGGAGATTAAACACAATTATGCCCCGATTACTATCGACATTACTCCCAAAGGAGAACGCAATACCCAGAACCGCGACAAAGCGAGAAGCCGACTTATGGAAGCTGATGAAGGCGGGGATGTCGCAGAATTCGAGGACGTGGAAGGCAACGCGGATTGAAACGTGGGCTATGCCCGGTATTCCTGACGTTTTGGTTTGTGATGACGCCGGACACTTTCATTTCGTCGAGCTAAAGGTTACCACCGCCAAAGTTGTTGATCTTCGACCCCACCAAGTTGCATGGTTAACCAATCATAGTATTGCAAGCGTTTGGGTCTTGGTGCGCAAAGCGGCTACTAAAACCCAGCCGCAAAAGATTTACTTGTATCATGGGAGGGAAGCGATGGACTTAAAAATGTCCGGTTTAAAGGTGGAACCTCTTTATTATTGTGAAGGGAATTTTGACTGGGACACTATTATGGGGTTGATCTCTCCTATATAATCGCATACCATTGTGTGGTCTTAACTTAACTACGACATGAGGTCATAAAATGAAAACAGTATTGCACGTTAACCAGCACCATATAAAAGCCAACGCTAAAGGTGCGGACCTTCCGGTGTTGACAGTAAAAGATTATACGCAGAACCGAAAATGTAATGAGGCGTGGATTAAAGACGCTGAAGGAGTCGTCATCACCAAGCTTGTGTACCGTCCAAACAAACCGCTTTCTTGTGGGGCTAAAGTTTGGCTAGAAACAGAGCTAACCGTAGAAACAATAGGAGTTTAGAGATGTTTTTTCTTTTTAAGTGGTTTGCGAAATTAAAATATGGTTCCGAAGCTTTAGAAGATTTTGAAGAGAAGCAGCGGCGAACCAAACCCCAACGGCGACCAAAACAACTGATAAGACGACGTAAGAAATAAAACACTAGCCCGCCCTTGAGCGGGTTTTTTATTGCCCTGCAATAAAGATTATTTAAAAAAGTAAAATATTAGCTTGCAAGGTATGCAACTTTCTGCGATATTATAGAGGTGGCGCAATTAAGTGCCCCATCTACGGAGTCATAGGTTATGTCTACATATCAAACGAACGCTTTAGCCCATGGTATCGGAAACTCGGCTGTTTCCTCGAATTGGTTCAGTCGGCCTGACGATCAAAAGTTTTTAACCCTCGACGATATGCTCGCCTATAAGAAGATAGACGCGCAGCGAATGACCTCTCGCACTGTTGACACTCATAAGATAAAAATCATAGGCGAGTTTGACGAAGTCAACCCCAGCCGTGGTGATATCCGTGTCGAGTACGTCGACGATAATTACCGCGAGCACAACAACACCCCCACCAATTGGTCGTTTGGCCAACTGTCCCAGCTTGCCGGGGCACCTTCTGGTTACTTGCGAGACCTTCCGGCACCTATCGCGGCGGACTGTTTGCAGTGGGGTTTGAAATATAACCGGGGCAAGGAGCTAATCAAAGTCTACGGTAACCAAACCGACGGCGGCGAGTTAAGAGCTGCAACCGGTCCTGACTATGGCCGTATTTATGATTGGGAGATCCTCGAGCCTGTCAAGCAATTGGTGGATGCAAGCGGCGGACGTTGGAAAGTTCCCGGTATGATGACAGGAAGCCGTGACGGCATGGCCGTCTATGATCCCGAAATCCCCGTGACGAATGACACCACCACGTTGTTTGCAAGTGACCGGGACGTGTTCGTCTTTTTAGTGGATGACCGCAACCCCATCGAAGTTGGAAAGCTTGCCAACGGCGAGCCGGATCTAATGTTTCGCGGCTTCTATGCTTGGAATTCCGAAACGGGTAGTAAGACGGCGGGTATAGCCGCAATGTACCTGCGCGGTGTTTGTATGAATCGAAACCTTTGGGGGGTCGAAAATTTTAGCGAAATTAAAATACGGCATACTAAA